GGTTCACCACCAAAAAAGAATGAGAGCAAAGCCTACAGAGATAGAAGATTAAATTGGAGAAAACGCCATGCTAAAAATATTAATAATAAGCTAAGTGGTGCTTATTGGTCAAACAAGGTTAAATGGAGTTAAATTATGGCAATTAATATAACATCAGCAAAATTTGGAGAAGATACATCTGGTACTAATAATGCCAACTATACACCATCCACTAATCCACAAATAGGGGTCAGATATGGAAATAACTATAGAGGGATCACAGTTAATAGGGCTATGGACAATACTGCTTATACTGTTGAGCGATATGGCAGAAAGAAATCCTTTCAATTAACATATACTTTTTTGCCTGAATCAGATAGAGATAAATTAGAAGCATTAGTAGTATATACTGTTGGTCAAAAGAAATCTTTTTTCTTTTCACCATCTGGTGCATTTAATGATGACATTCAGGTAAGATTTACACAAAATACATTTGAATTTAACGAAGTAGCACCAAATGTATATTCCATTACTCTAAATCTAGAGGAAGTTTAAACAGTACACATACTGTTATAAATAATAATATAAATATAATTAATAATAATATATTTGCAGAATTGTAAAGATTCCTTTAAATTGTATGCAAAATAGAGGAACTTTACATGAATGTTTTAGAAATAAGAGACTATCTGACATCAAGAGGTCTTAAATATAAATGGTTGGCTAATCAAATTGGAATTAGTGAATCATATATGTCATTATTAATATCTGGAAAAAGAAACTGGAATCAGAACTTTATAGAAAAAACAGCAGATGTTTTAGATATACAAACTGATAGACTTTTACAGATGATCAATCAAAATATTATTAATAATAGGGAGAACAATGGGAAATATATTTGAAGCTATTATGGAGTATAATAGAATGACTGATCTGGAAACAATAAAGAGACTTGAGAAAACATTAAACCTAAATAGGGAGAAAAATGAAAAACCTAGAAAATTACATAGAAGTAAAAGACAGATTAAGAGGTCTACAGAAAGACCATCAAAACAACTATTCAATAATTATAACACATGAGGTTGCTGGTGAAACTATTATGGCTACTTGTAAAATAACTATCTTTACAGATAATGGTGAAAGGCAGTTTATAGATAGTGCCACTGAAGTAGGAAAGAATAGAAAAACACAAGAAAAGGCTAGTACCCATGCTTTAGGTAGGGCATTAAGTTTAGCTGGTTATCAGGGAACTAAATTTGGTCAAAATGCACCCATAGCAAGTAGAGAGGAAATGCAGTCTTTTTATGACAGCCAAAAACCTACGACTGCTTCTGCACCACAAATAAAATACATGAGATCAATGGCTATTCAAGCTTATAGGGATAGAGTAGCAAAATTTGATGAATTTAATAGAAATTTAAATTTAAAATTTGATATTAAAGAAAATAATAATGGTGGTTATACAGTTTTTTTAGGAACAGAAGAAATTGCTGTTGATGGTAAAGATTACAAAGGCAAATTGGATATGCAAAATGCAAAAAAATATATTGAAACGCTTAAAAAAATCACCAGTGTTTGAACTGTGCAACATACTCAATAAATATTGTGGTATGTGTGCATCATCAAACTATGACATTGAAACTAAAAAACTAACCAGCCAAAAGATTTATTATTGTGGTGCTGTTACATCTGGAATGAATAAGATTGAAAAAATGAATAAATGTTGGCTAGAAATGAATGGCTATGAAAGAAGAAAACACCAAAAAAAATTCAGCTATTGATCCCATCTTTGAAAAGGTTGCCAAAGCAGTGCTTGTAAGGGGTGTGGATATGAATAAGAAGCATGGAAACAAATTTGATTCTGTAGAAAGACACCCAGTAGATTTAATTCAAGAAATAGAAGAAGAGCTTATTGATGGTCTTGTGTACTTACAGAAATTAAAAGGGGTGCTAGATGGCAAAAAGATACATTGATACAAAAATCTGGGGCAAAGACTGGTATAGATCATTAACACCAGATAGTAAATGTTTATGGATGTATTTAATTACTCAGTGTGATCATGCTGGTATTATTGATTTTAGTGTACCATCAATTAACTTTCACATAAATAATAATCCTCAAAAAGACTACAATGAGATTTATGAAGATTTAAAAATGTTTGGTGATAGGCTGGTAATTTATGAAGATGGAACAAAAATCTGGGTAAAGACATTTATAGATTTTCAGTATGGGGGTTTAGATAAACTATCACCATCTGTTAGACCACAAAAAGCAGTAATAGATAGATTACACCAACAAGGCTTGATAGATAGGGATAGTTTTGAATATACTGAAAAAGCTGAAGCTTCACACATTAAACCAGAAGAAGTGCTTTCTAGCTACCAATTTGAGCTTGAAAAAGACTTTCCTGATAAGGATGTAAACTTAGAAATACAAAAAATGGTAGACTGGCTAAAAGCAAATGGCAAAAGAAAAAAGAACTATAGAGCGTTTGCAAGAAACTGGCTTAGATCATCTTTTCAAGAAAACAAGCCAAAGACTAAATATAATCTATCAGATTTTAAAACAACTGTTGATGGCAGATCATATATTGGCACTTGCTCAAAATGTTTTAAAAGGGAATTTTATGATAAATTTGAAATTCATAATGATTCCAGATGTTGTAAAGCAGAAATAATACCAAAGAGGTTAGACAATGCAAATACAAGTGAATCAAGAACAATTAGACCTAATTAATAAATGGGGTGAAAGTATAGTAGAACTTTCTAGGCAAGGTTTTTTGGATTCTTTCAAATACCCTATCAGTAAATCAGAAGCATTACTTAGCAAATTGCAGAAAAAACAAAAATACAATCTTATAAAAAATAAAGATCATCCTATGGGTGATGTTTTAGACAATGAAGATAAGACTATCACAAGAAGATAAATTATTTAGTTTATACATCAGGACAAGGGCTAAGGGATATTGTGAACACTGCAAAAAGTATTTTGGAATCAAGAAGCTTCAGGCAAGTCATTTTATTGGCAGAAGAAACAAAGCTGTAAGATGGGATGATGAAAATGTGTCTGCTTTATGTTTTAGGTGTCATATGGTAGTATTTACAGAGAATCCATTAATACACACCAACTGGATGAAGAAAAAATTAGGCTTAAGAAATTTTAATAAATTAGTATTAAGAGCTAATAAAATTAAGAAATGGTCTAAAGATGACTTAAAATTATTAAGAAAAAAACTTAGGAAGTTAATAAAATTAAGTGAAACCATTTAATCAGAAAAATTATGATCAAAATGATGAATTTGCTAGAAAGGCTGTAAAAAATCTTTTTAGGATTGAATGGAATATTATTTTAGAAGATAACCCTGATAAATATGGTATAGACTTGCTAGGGTATTATAAAGGTAAATATTTATATATTGAAGCCAGTAAAAACAATACACAAGACTGGATAGATAATAGTTTTTATACACATAAACTAAGCCCATTTAAAGACATTAGCATATTTAAAAGACGTTTAAAATATTTAAAAGCCACCCATGATAATCAATATTATTACTATTGCCAAACTAATAAACATGGTAATTTATTTGCTTTATTAAGAATCACTGAAGAAATATTAAACTCACCTACTAGAAGAAAAACCCAGACCCCACTATCTGAAATTTATTTACAAAAAGATACAGCATTATTAGTAGACACAAAACATTTTAATTTTTATGAAATTTAAATTTGCAGATTCAAAAGAAAAGCTAATCAGGGATACACATTTAAGGGATATTAAAATATCTACTGCATACCAATTTTTAAGACAATATACAGATCATAAATATGCAAAGGTAATAGATATATTATCAAAAGAGTTCTTTTTATCAGAACAAGGAATAAAAAACATACTACAAAAAATGAAAGAAAAATAATATGAATCCATCAATAAATTATGAAAGTTATGTTTGGCAACTTGAGAAACATAAACCAATTTTTAGAATAACTACAAATGACCACAAAGTTGCTAGAAAATTAATGAAAAAAGAAAATGTGTTTATGCTCTCTTATGGAATACAAGATTCTACAAGTTGGACTTTTCAAACATCTTACGAAAGCTTATCCTATGCAGTCATAGGTTTAGGCAGTGTAACTAATGCAGATGTAATAGAAAGTTCTTTTGATGGTATTTTTGTCAGCTATACACCAAAACAATCTAAAACTAATTTTGATATTTCAAAAATTATGAATGAGAATACATTAGAAATAGAAGAAGATACAAATATTAAGTTTGACATTGATGGAGATGATGATAACCTTACAATAAGTTTTAAATGATATGAGACTAAAAAATAAAAAATATAAAAATTTATGGTATATTGAAGAAATAAAAGATTTGAAAATTGAGATTGATTATATTAGAAAAAATAATTTACCAGTTGAGGGTTCTCATTCTACTTTAACTGTAAAGAATTTAGATTATTATGATAATTATTATTCAGGATATGGATTATATGATAAATTAAGAAATATGGTTGATAATGATAATTTATCGATGTTTTAAAAATTAATTAAACAAGTACAAAAGGAAAACAATGCAAGAAAAAAAATATATAAATGGAATAGTTCTAAAAGAAAAAAAGTTTGATAATGGTGG